TCTTCTCTAAGTGGCATTACTACGTTTTTCTCAAAGATAACGTAGGCTTGTTTAATATCCGTACCGCTTCCTAGTTTTCCGCTAACTCTAATACCCATTAAGATAGGGTCTATAACGTGAGCCTGACAAATCTTATTCTCTATTGACTCGGTAGTATTTTGGAATAGGTTATCGTTAGAGCTAGTAGGGATAGTCTCAAACTTAGGTAAGTATTCAGTACCATTGGCGAAAAACGCTGCAGCTTTACCCGCATTCTCTGCTCCCTTTAACTTCTCTATGGTGTTCTTTATCATTTGCATTTCCTCTTCACCTTGAGGTTTCTTAGGGAACATAACCGCAAAGCTAGGGAAGATACTATTTAAGATGTTAGACTTCTGTAAATAGGACATCTCACCATCTAAGAAGACCCAATTTGCTGCACTAGACCACGATGGAATAGAATAAATATCTTGACCTACACTTGGTACTTCATAACACCATAGAAACTGGTCTCCCTCTCTAGCATCTCTTAACCTTACGATAGGAGTAATACCTATAAGTCTAGACCAATCGTCCGAAAGGTAGTACATATCTCCCTCTTTGTTCTTACGGATCTTACTAGGACATACTCTAGTTTTAATCTTACAATATCCTTTTTCTTTTTTACCTAAGAAGTAAACCCGATTATGAATAAGCAAGTCTTTACATACCGCCTTAATAGTATGGTGTAGGTTAATCTTTTTAGTAAAGGCTATAGCATCTACTTTCTGTTTAGTAGTTAGCCTATCCATATCCAACTCATAACCACCACCCAAAGAAGCACTAGTCTTAAAGTCTATGATTGAAGCGTGAAGTGGTGACGTATAGTAGAGTTGGTTAAGGAGCTGAGGATAAAGATTATCACTTCCAAAACTTACATAGCCTTGAGCTTGGGTATACTGAGCGTCTACTTTAGGGAGAGAAAGGTTAGCATCTCCTACCTTTCTAAACGGAGTAGAGAACGTTTGGAATGTCTCAGACTCTATTGACTTGTCCCTTGTTATATTAAAACCGAATAACTTCATTAGTCGTATATTGTTTCTATTTCATAAGTTGTCGTAGATACTACCATCCTACCCTCTTCTACTACTACCCCCGTTGTGTCGGATACTGTACTCGGAATACTTACCGCTTCATAAACGTTATAAGTATATTGACCCTTTACTAAGTCAAGGTCTGCACCAGTACCGCTCCCTTCAATCAACGTAAAAAGGTTATACCTATCCGTAGCAGTTGAGGTGTCAGGCAAGTAAATCTCTATTGGCTCGGTTGCCATATCCCATTCATTCTCAAAGACGAATAAATAGAACGGACTAGAGAGCGTAGAGTTCTCCGTTAAGGTTAACACTATCTTATTCGTTGCGTCTTTTTCAATGTATATCAACTTACTTTTTATTAAGTTGTTTTTTTATGGTAGTTTGTTTATTCCATAACAAAAATATTTTAAATATACAAATACCCTAATTTGCATTTTAAAGCGTTTTAAGAGACTTTCTACTTTATTAAGGTGCGAACATATTGCCTATGTCGAGAAAGTTCATTAAACGAAAATGTTATATTTTTTAATCAAACATTGATTAATTTCTCGTCAAGATTTTTTTAGTAATTTTAACCCTATGAAGACTTCAATAATAGCAACGGGAGCGAGTCTAAAAGACTACGACCTAACACAAATTAAAGGACATAAAATAGCAATTAACTACGCATATAAATATGTTGATTATGATATGTTAGTAGCTTTAGATGACCCTAAAAGGTTTGGCTTTTTACAACCTAATCTTTACACTACTCAACACTGGGTTAAAAAATACGGACAAGGAACAGGCTTTCAAAAGAGTTCGTTTAAAGGTATTGATCGTGAAGTAGGTTTTGTTGGTGCTTGTAATGGCTCTCTATTCGCTGCTATTAATTTAGCGCTCAATATGGGTTTTAAAACTATAGACATCTACGGGGCGGATATGGCTTTGACAAATCAATACTCTCACTTCTATTCTACAGAGCCTTGCACAAGTCACCAAGCTAACACCTATAAAAGAGTCTTCCGTAGGCATCGCTCACATAAAGAGTTGTTTATGTCTCAACTATTAGAAGACGAGACTATAAACTGGATAGACCCACAAGAAGAACAATTCTTTAACGGGGTAGCGTGGTTTTAAATATCGTAGCAACGGGAGCAAGTTTAAAAGGGTTTGACCTCTCGCAAATACCTAAGCCTATAATGGCTATTAATTACGCTTTTAAATATGTTGACTATGACTATCTCGCAGCGTTTGATAATCCCGTAAAATACAAATTCCCAATAGACGAAAGACTACACACTAACTACGAATGGATAGATAGATATAAGCTAAAGTGTAACGGATGGAGCAGAAAGCATAGAAGAGAGGGGATAGTCTTACAAGATAACAGAGAGATATTTGGTAGGTCGGGGAGTTTGTTCTGCGGTATTAACGTAGCCTTTAAACTAGGATATAAAGAGTTAGTTGTTTATGGTGCAGATATGGCTTTAACAGATGGTTATTGTCATTTCTACGATGACGAAATAGTAACAGATAGAGGTTTAATCAATCACTATAATAGGTCTTTTGATAGACATAAAAATACAAGAGACTACATTCTCAGACAAATAGAAAGGACAGATAAGTCTATAGTCTTTAAATAAAAAAAAGGGAACTATAAAAGCTCCCTCTTTTTGTGTATTGATAAGGATTAGAATAACACAGAATCAAAAGCCTGTAATGTAGCTAGAGATGCTTCCCAAGCATACTCTACTGCTTCACCTACAAAAGTAACGGAGTATTTACTTCCGTCTGCCTTTGCAGTTCCACTTCCTTCACCTACTGCTGAAAGTTGCATATCGTCAAACACCCAGTAAAGACCATTAGCATCTTTAAGGATAATAACTAAATCTCTTTGACCTTCGCCTAAGATTTTAATAGCGTAAGACTTAGCTGCTTCTCTTCGGTGAAACATTAAGTTAATTGTCTGTGTAATGAAGCTAGACCCGTTAACTAGGTCAATAGCTGCTTCTTCTGTAAAGTTTGATGTGTTTCTTTTAATACTGAAAGACTTTCCTTCCTCTCCTGTTGCTAGAGTCATTGAGGTAATATTCCCCGCTGAATCTACAATAGAAGTAACGTCTTCAGCATCGTATATCCACACATTAGTAATACCTCCTATGTTGTTATCACAGGACTTTGTTATTGCGTTTAATGCGGTACAAGTTGCCATTTAATTTTGTATTTAAAAAAAGGGGTAGAGTAAAGTTACCCGTACCCCTTTTAAGTTAGTAAATTAGTTCTTAGCTTCCGTAAACGATTTGCGTTGGATTCAAAATCTCAAAACCTACCTTCATATTCGCACGAGTACGGATATAAGGCTCTGCAGTTGTATCGTTCAAGTTAACCGCTCTAAGTGCAGTAGTATCTGAAGCAGCATCAAAAGCGTACACCAAATTGTTACGATCTGTGAATACTACTTTCCCCGCAGACATTCCGTCACAAATTACCATCGGTACAGATAGGTAAGTAAGACCTAAAGCCTCAGTAACGAATGCTACTGTGTTACCCGCAGCAGTTGCATATAGGTAAGCAGTTGCAACATCACGAGAAACATACATTCTAAGGTCTGACCCTCCTGAAAGTAACTCAACTGGAGCAGCTTCGTAAACGTCTTGGATGTATGCTAGTACGTTTCCTGAGTTTACTGTAGTAGGTGCAGTAACATCTACTACTCCTGTATCAGCAGCAAGTTTTACTTCGTATCCGTCACATAGTGCCAATACTCCTGTTCCGCTTGTAGCGTCTCCTTGCCATCTGATTTGTTCGATGTCCTCTAGAATGTTCTTAGACATTTCAGACCAGTAGTAGTTCATAAAGTTAGCTACCTCGAAGTTACCGTTAGACCCTTGAGCCATTTGAGCAGAAAGGAAAGAAGCCTCAATGTCAAATTGACAAATTTGAGCCATTGCTGAAAGCGAACAAACTTCAATCAATTTAGCATCTAACGTATCTGTCGGAGCAGAGAAAGCACAAGACGAAGCCTGTAATACTTGTCCGAAAGTTACATTAGCAAGTTCTGTACTTGCTTTTACGTTTGGAAGCGTTCTAAAGTTCTCCGCTACAGTCTCAGAGATGTAAGCACGAGAGTAGAACTCTTCAGGGTTAGGACAAAGTAGTGCATCTGTCGCAACCGATAAGTCAAATTTTAATCTTCTCATTTTGTTGTTTATTTAAGATTGTTTAATAATTTACGTCTTTAAATGCTCTAGCAATAGCACCGAATCTTTCAGTAATAGAAAGCTTTGTTTCTTGCATTTCAACTTCCTCTTCTACTACTTCTTCTTCTTCTTCTACTTGCTTTTCTGCAATAGCCTCAAGAATCTCAGCTCGTAGTGCATCAAGTGCGGGAGCAACGATAGCCATAATTGCTTCAGCATCCGCTTCAGGGTCTACCGCCATCTTTTCCTTTTTTTCTTCCTCTTCCTCTTTTCCATCTTGAGCCATCTCTTCTTCTTCTTGAGCAGCTACTTCTTCTTCTTTTTCTTTGTCCTCTTCAAGAGCGACCTCTTCGGTAACTTCTGCAACTGGCTCTGCGACCTCTTCAGTAACTACCTCTTCAGAAGCCTTTACCTCTACAGGAACACCATCAACCAACTCGTAGAACTTACCCTCTAATTCAAATGTAGGATTGTTCATTGTGTGTTTGTTTAATTTAAGTCCTAAGAATCCCTCAATAGAATAAGCGAACTGCTCATTTTCTACTAGGGAGTTATAATAATCTTTATCTGTGATCTGACTAACTACGAATTGACTACCTAGTTTGGTGTCTATGTCGTATTCGTCTTTTATGTATTTCTGCTTTGCTTCGCTATCTACAAGTAAGATCTCGTGAACGTAAGCGGGAACTTTCTTATCCGCATCGTGTTCCAAGTTAAAGAGGTCTTTAGTCTTTAGGTTAGCCATCATTTTACTATGTATCTCTTCTATTACTTCAGCAGTAAACTCTACATAGTACTCTGTTCCGTCTTCATCCTTTCTATAGATATCCATAGGAATCATAGAAGGTGCAGCTATACGCATCTTTACCTCGTCTTTAAAAAAGAGTTTCTTAGGCTCTTGAGATTCAAAAGCAAAACCCTTTACTTGAATAGCGGGGTTTGACGTAAAAGCTATTTGATCTACTCCGAGGTCTTCGCCATTTTCGGAGTATTCCTTATCAATAGTAATTTTATAAACTGGTAGTCCGTCTATTTCTCTCATATATATAAGTTGTTTTTTTTTTCAATTTGTTTAATTTTACAAAAAAAGTGATATGATAAAAGTAAAAAATTACGAAGTTCCTAATACTCTAGAAGAGTTGACGGTAGAACAATGGGAAAAAGTTTCTCGCATTGTGTCAGATGAGAGTCTAGGGAACTTTCACAAGTGGATGGATATATTCTACTATCTAGGTGTTGATGATGATGTTTGGGATGAATCGGATACTAAACTATTCACTAAAGCAGTTAATGACTTTGGTAACATCGGCAAGGCTAGTGACAAACTAGAATCTACTATCGAGTTGAATGGTAGAACTTACAAAGCTTTTGAAGATGAGTTTAAGCTATCTGTTCGTGATTTACGTTTCATTGAAAATAAGATGAGACAAACACCTGATAAGAATACTGCTTACGTCTTAGCGGTTATCTTTAAAGATACTGAACTAGGAAAGAATGAGCATTATGATAACGCTCACTTAAAGCACAAAGAGAGTTTATTCAGTAAGTTGCCCGCAGCTATTGCAGTGCCTTACGTTACCGCTATTGGTAAAGAACTAGCAACCGCACTTAATGGAGATTCCTAATAGTTGGAATGACATTCTAGTAGACCAGTACATCGAACTAAGGGAGCTTAATCTAGAACTCCCTTACTTTGACCTTATGCTAGAAACTATCTCTATAGTTACGGATACGGACATAGACGAACTTGAAGAGTTATCCTTTACCGAGTTAATAGACATAGAAAAAAAGCTAACTTGGTTAACATCTGAGCCTAGTAAGAACATAACTAAACAAATAGGCAATAAAAAGTTTATAGGGTTTGACAATTTAACGCTAGGTGAGTTTATAGATTTGAATCATTATTTTAGTGCGAACTTTGTAACTAACCTACCCACAATATGCGGAATACTTTACCGCCAACAAAAGAAAAACGAATGGAACGAATTGATAACAGAGCCTTACGACTACGACCCAAGAAACAGAGCAGACTTGTTTACAGAAGTTGGCATAGTTCAGGTATATGGCATCATTGGTACATTCCTAGAATACAAATCAAACTTTGAAGAAACCTATTCAACACTATTTAAGCCTGACCTATCTGACGAAGATATTGATGACTTAGACGAAGAAACTAAAAAAGATATTGAAGAGGAAGAACGTTTAGATACCTTCTCTTGGGAAAGACTTATTTATTCTATCTGTCAAGACTTCAACACCACACCTGAACAGACTTTAAATATGTCCGTTATATTTGTGTTTAATATGTTATCTATGAAGAAGGCTTTAAATATCTAACCCCATCTAGAGAACGCTATCCCTTTATTCCACTTCGCTTCGTCACTACCAAAGAACTCAAACCCTACATAGATAGGTAATTCATTCTTTAGGTTACCATCTTGAATAGATGCGAATAAACTGTTATTTGCTTGTAACCATTCTAGATATAAAGCTCCAATATCTTCAAAAGTCTTTTGAGCCTTAGAGCTACTGAATGCCTCGTTTAATACTGGTAAAGGGTCAACACCTCTCGAAGTGCTAAAGCCATTACTAGCAAAGGTATCGTGAAACCTAAAGTAAAATAAAGCACTTACCTTAATGTATATCCCCGCAAATGTTACCCGACTATCTGTCATCACTCTTATTGAGTCTTTCATAGCGTAGGTATCTACAAGACCAAACGATTGTATTGAACGCATAATTGCTCTTTGCAACTCTCTTCTTTGCTTTGCTTTTATCTTATAAAATGTTGCCATTATTCTACTGGTATATCAGTTACACAATATGTCTCTACTTCTATGTCTAAGGTCATAACAAAACCCGCAGCGTAATCTAGTAAGTCATTATTTAAAGGGGTCATACTTGCAGCAGTTACGTCTATAGTCCAATCCGTTCCTGTTTGTAAATCTAAGTAAATATCGTTTAGTATAAGTTGAGTGTCTGATAGGATCGTAATTATGTTATCTCTGTCCTTCTGTATTATGTCTAAACAATAAATATCTAAAGAGTAGGTGTTTAAGTTTTCGCCTACTGTAGCAGAGTTAGGTATATTTACAAAGACTATTGGATACTTCTCGTCTTGAGTAGCGAAGTTAGGCAACTGCTCTAAAAAGTCAGCTCCAAACTTTTGAACTTGTAGATGTGAATTACAAAATGTCTCTAGTCTCTTTATTACTTCAAATAGTGTCATAGCTCTGCGTTCTCTTTCATTTTACTTATCTTGTTCTGAGTGGTTGTTATGTCGCTTTCTACTACAACCGCTTTAACTACTGTAGGTGTTATCTCTTGTGCTTGTGCTGCACTTACGTTGTTATCTTCGTTAGGTTGCCCGAACAATTCAAAAGATGGTGTACTTTGTGCAGAACTTGTAGCGCCTCCACCTCCTATACTTGGAACGGAAGAAGAAGCTACTGAAGCACTACCACCCCCACCACCTTCAAATTTAGTTTTAGCGATGTTAGCAATTTGTAAAGCTGCGAAACTTCCAGCAATACCCGCAGCTATACCTTTAATAACAGGACCTCCCGCAGTTTGTGCATATGTACTCAATACCGCTTTATATCCGTCCATTGTAGCCTGTGCTATACTAGCAACCTTTTGAACGTTAAACGCTATCTTAGCGGCTTTCTCGTTCTTGTCAGCGAATAACTCAGTTAAACCCTGTACTAATTGTAAACCTTTTAACGCTATCTCTGTACTTGCTTTAGCTACTTCTTTATCTAGTTTTATTTTCTTAGATGCTGCTGAAACCTCAAAAGTTGTGCGTCTAACTAGCATATCATCTAGTTTCTTATCGTGTCTGTCTCTTATCTCTAATTGTTCATCTAAGTTGTTTACAAGAATATTTAATTTGTTTTGTGCCTCTAGTTGATCGTAAAGAGTATTAAGTTCTAGCTTTTCGTCTTGGGTTAGTTTTTCATTTGCTAGTGTATTCTCCCTTAAACGCTCATAGGTTATTTCATTCTGAAGTAACATCTTCTCACGACCCTCTGCCATTAATTGAAGTTCTAAGTCTTGAATACTTCTTTCGGCATCTAACCTCTCTTTAAGGTGTGCTTTGTGAGCATCTGAACGCTTCTTTAATTCGCTTTTATATTCTTTAGTGGCGTTTATGTCCAACACCTTAATTTGTGCTGTTGCGTCTAATATTTGTTGGTTAGCTTCTCTTCTTAGTTTGTTTATTTCTTCCGCTCTTTCAGAGGTAAGTTCACCCTGTAGTTTAGCAGACTCCCAAAGTATCTCGGTTTCCTTTAGTCGTTGTCTAGCAGTTTCTATTATGAGCCGTTGTTTCATCTTCTCAAGTTCAACCGTAGACTTGCCCTCTGCGTTCGCTATCTTTATTTTGTTGTCTAAAGCAGACTGTTCCGCACTACTTTGTATTTCAATATTTTTTAAGTTCTGCTCTGCTCTCTTTTGTCTTTCTGCTGCTAGGTCTTGCTCTGCGAAGTTGGTTAAACCTATCCAGTCTAAGAAGTCTTTTAACGCTTGAATAACAATATCTATAACTTTACCTAAAGCCTCGAATATGTCAGATAAGAATTTAACCTTATCCTTAAACGTTATTATAGCACCTACAATAGCAGCGACTATAGCAACAATTAAAAAGATAGGGTTAGCAAGTAACACTCTTCCAAAAGCCTTAAATTGAACACCTAACCCTTTGACCGCAGTACCCGCTCTTTTGAAGTCTAGGTTTAGAACAGAATCTCCTAACTCACCGAACGCAGAAGTTAACCCACCTAAAGAACCTGTGTTCTCAGTCATTAAGTCAATAGAGCGGTCAGTCTCTATGATGGTCTTTCTAGCTGCTACTACCTTCTGCTGTAAAGCCTTAAATTCCGCACCCCCCTGTTTATTAGCTTGGGCGAGTTGATACATTCTGTCTTCCATTTCACCAATCTGAGAAGTCAAAGGAAGAACTTCCTCGTTAGTTTGGAATAGAACTTCGTTAAGGTCATCGAACTTAGTACCCGCTAACTCTCCAGCAGAGTTCATCTCAATAAGTGCTTCGGTAGTATCGTCTACTGCTTTGGATAGGTCGTTAAATTCCTTTGCTAGTTTCTTGGATTTGATAGGGTCATCTTTAACCTTCTCAAATTCATCGTTCAACTTTGCTAGGTCTTCTCTTGCTTCTCTAAGTCCGCTTATAGTTAATGGTATGTTTACGCCTTTAGCCATTAGTGTCTATATTAAAAGTTGTAGGTGTTCCAAGCACCTCAGTAAAGTCTCCTACGATATACCAAAAGGACTCACCTTCATAAGTACCAAAATCTACCTCTACCCATTCTCTAGTCTCTCTGTCAGGTGGGATAGGGT